GGGGGCCCGGTTGGGCCCCCTTGAGTGCTGACACCACGTTAGCACTGACAATCCCTTCTGCAACACGGGTAAATGAGAGGAGCTGGATGATGCCGAAACCTTGGCACCATACCAAGACCAGACAAGAGTCTGATCGGCGGAAGAAAAACCGCCTAACCCCTCGCCCCGTGTTGTACGACCCTACCGTTAGGTCTAGGTTGACTGAACCTAAGATCCTGAACCGTGAGGATAAGCCGCTACAAAGTGATAGCGGTAATTCCTGGGTTCTGGGGAGGTACAGTCGACACTTGCTTCGTTCGACAGGTCATCTCTTTCGAGATGGCCGGTGGCTAGGAGACGATGACCGGTTTCACGTTTATCGTGAGGTCGAGAATCCGGGTTTGGGCGAACGCCGTACATTCAGTGGCGGTAACTACTACCGCAACTTCGTGGTAAGCGACGACCCAACTCTCGAGACGTACAATTGGGTTCCTGCTGTTGCTCGGGGTTTTGAAGCCTCGGACATCACTGGGACCTATAGCACGCCTCTTCCTAGTCTGTCTGTTCCTGCGCCGTCGGACTTTACCCTTACCCTTAACGGGTTGGGGACCGACTTCATCCGCAGGTTCCGCCCCGGGAACCCAGTAGCGTCACTCGGAGAGTTTATCCTCGAGTTACGTGACTTACCCCGGTTGCCACTGTTCTTGCGTTCTCGCGCGAAGTCCTTCAAGGACTTAGGGTCCGAATACTTGAACGTGGAGTTTGGCTGGAAGCCCTTCGTGGCTGATCTGATAAAGCTTCAGAAACTTCAGTTCACGCTTCGTGATCGGCTGAATAAGCTAATCACGAATAACGGCATCCATGTTAAGCGGCGGTCGAAGCATGAGTTTCGCGTCGTCAGCAGTGAAGCGCTCGTCGAGGGTAACCTCTCACGCCCGTTCGGCGAACTTGCCGATCCGGGTATCGGAGGCGATGCCCTGATGGATGGGTTCCAAGTTTTGGGACCCGTACCGTTTGGGTACTTCGACGAGTTCATGCAAGGGGACTGTGTTTACAAAAAGTCCATCGAGCATGTCACTGAAAGCTGGTACGTAGGTACTTACTATTACTACGTGCCAGACATTGGGTCTGACGAGTGGACGGGTAAAGCGATAGCCGAGTTGTACGGTGCGGGACCGCATCCTGCGACTATCTATCGAACCTATCCATGGACTTGGCTTGCTGACTGGTTCTTCAATGTTGGAGACATTGTCTCCAACTTATCGTCGAACGCAGTCGACAGTGAGGCTATGGGGGGCGGTTATGTCATGCACAAGGATAGTAATTTCTTGCGCGTGACGGCCACCCCTCGCTGGGAGGACTTCGAGTACGGCCACATTGGCTTTGACTCGGGTCATATTATTGTCCCAGGCGGCTCATCCGTTTGTAATTACTCGAACATTCGAGTAAGTCGGATGCGCAGCCAGGCCTCGCCTTTCGGTATGGGGTTGCGTCCCGGCGAATTTACAACTCGCCAGCACGCGATTTTGCTAGCGCTTGGCACTTCAGCCAAGCGCAAACCCCGCAGGCCTCTGTTCACTTCACCCGGGGTAGGTATTCCGGGTGGTGGGAACTATTATTATTGAGGTCTGTTCAACCCATGCAGGTACGTCATGTTTGCTGACCCGATCATTGTACTCGATGTGTCTCCCACAGCGTGGACCACTGCCAGTTCTTCTGGCGCTGGTTCCGATGTGATGACACTCGCGTGCATTTCACGTGGCCCAACCTCGTCGGTGTATCGCTACAGCATCAGCTCGTCGCATTACATCGATTTGCTCATCGGAAGGATCGTCGGTAAGCGGTCTCGGTACACCTTTAGGGTGACTGAGACCGAACTTGTTACCGACCCGATCAATTCCGAGCTCAACTCGGTGAAAACTGCGACGATCTATTCTGTCGCGGACATCGGGGTGTTGGGGACCAGCACCAACTGGGAGAAGATGGGAAGCCTCATCGGAGCTCTTCTTTTGAAGAAGTCTGATGGGACCACCGCCTTGTCCCGGCTAATTGCTGGGGAAACGTGAAACACCGGAATTAACTCCGGGGGCATTTGCCCCCGGTTCCGGTCTGGGTCAGCAGGCTCGAGGATCGTTAGCCCCCTGAAAATCGGAGGTCGCGATGAAAAGCCTGACAGACGTAGTTGTTAGTATCCTGCATGATTGCGGGATGCTGTGTGGTGTCAACCCCTTGAAGGATGCAATGTGCATCCGTAGGAGAGCCGAAGATGAAGGCGAATCGTTCCTTACGATCACCCTCCCAACTTTCTCTGATGCCCTTGAAAAAGGTCTCAGGGAAGGTCACTGGCCACAATCTCTCTCGAGCACTTTTCAATATACTCGAGGTAGGAGGCTCCCGACATTCCTGTCAGGTTTCTCTGGCCGGGTCTTCGGAGTTGACGGCGACCTACTCGTCGGCCCCGATGTCTCCGCGATCCGTGCGATCCGTCAAACATGTCGGATTGTGGGTCGACTTTTCGCCTCTTGTGGCGGACGTCGAACTCGTTGCGCAGGCATTCGGTTCGTCGAGCTTGACGAAGAGATAGGTCGTGACGGGGAAGTTCCCCCGAACCTTGCGGAGATGTTTGATAAAGTCTCTGCTGTGGTTTGGGGCGATATTGTTGGCGGGTCAGCAAGTGCTGGACTCTACGACAATATCGTGCCTCGTCATGGTCCTGGAACGACTGCTGAAGGCATTCGCGGGAATCTGAAATATGATTTCCGTTCGTGGCCGCAGCGGCTTGAGCGCGTTCTGCCCTTCGCCGAATTCGGAATCTCATCGATTCTGAACGACGACGGCTTGGATCGCGTCACCAGGATTTCTTATCCTTCCCCCCGGGACGAGCCACCTGTGAAGGTCGCTTTTGTCCCTAAAACTGCAAAGAAGCCTCGGGTGATAGCGATAGAGCCTGTTGCTATGCAATACATGCAGCAGGCATTCGCTGATTGGCTACGGGATCCGATTGAGAAACGGAGCCCGTTCACACGCGGTCACGTAAATTTCCGTGACCAAACGGTGAATGCCAACTTTGCTCGGACTGGGAGCCGGGATGGCAAAACTGCCACTCTGGATCTCTCAGACGCGAGCGACCGAGTTTCTTGTACCCTCGTCAACCGGATGCTAAAGAGCGTACCTGAATTTCGTAGGTACGTTTTTGCGACCCGGTCTTCGAGAGCGAGCATGCCAGATGGGAAGATTGTCCATCTGCGCAAGTTCGCGTCTATGGGGTCTGCGATGTGCTTTCCGATAGAAGCCATGGTTTTCTATCTTATCATGGTGACTTCCCGGTTAGTACATTTCGGTATGGACGCCTCGCCCCGTGAGATATATCTTGTGTCTCGCGGGCTCTACGTCTATGGGGATGACTTAATTGTCCCCACGGATGAGGCACCTTCGATCGTCGCTTCCCTTGAGGCTTTTGGCCTGAAGGTGAACATCGCTAAATCCTTCTGGACCGGAAGGTTCAGAGAATCGTGCGGTTCGGACTATTACGACGGGGAAAACGTAACACCTGTTTACCTCCGTCGGAACCTCCCTAGCGATCGTACTGACGTCCACGGGCTAGTGTCGCTTGTGTCATTCACGAACCAGCTCTATTGGGCTGGCTACTGGACGACAGCTGCGAAGCTGCGTGAACTTACCGAAAGTCTCGTTGGTAAGCTCCCGAGCATTGCGACACATATGCAGGTTTTGGGGTGGCATAGCATTAGCAACGCTATCACAACCCACGCGTGGGATGAAGGACTTCAGCGCACAAAGACGCGTTGTTTAGTCCCGACACCCAAGCGGTCGGCAGATCCATTAGAAGGTGACGCCGCGCTCCTTAAGTGTTGGAGGACCATCGGGATTGAAGAATCTCCGGTGAGCCTTGAGCATTTGTTGACGTCAGTGAGGTCCGGCGACCTCGCACTAAAACGCCGGTGGATCTGAGGGCATCTAAGCTCTCAATCAGAGGAGAAGAACTCCTCCAGGAGGTGCAGAGAAAGTATCTGCGCA